CGATGCAGGGGATGGTTTCAGATACCTATTGGTAACTATTGGAGGAGATAATAAAGTAAAATTATGGTGGTATGATCCATCGTTACCTGATGTAAATGACCATTTGCAAATAGAAAATGACGTAGTATGGTTTCAAACAGCAGGTGCTCATGGAATTGTAGAAGATAATTTTGTCTTGGTCCAGGATTGTAAAGACAATGCTTCGCCACAAGCAAGTATTTCGGGTGCAGGGGTGTATGAACAGGCAGATCACGTTCCAAGTACAACAAAAGTAGGTGTAAATACTGACAATGCGAGAACCTGGGGTGGTAAAAACTTCTTTGATACTGCTTTAACAACAGGTGCATCCAATAAAAACTGGGGTGGAAAACATTCTACTCATGTATTGGTAAGTGATACGGTTGGATATGGTGGTACACCATGGCCATCTGTACAAAAAATAGCTATTGCTCCAATGTCCTCATCAATCGGCAGAGTATTATCTATAGCAAACAATGGCACAGAATTAGCATTTTGTGCAACAGGTTCAACATATGCCAACCTAAATACAGCCAATTACAACTCCTATAAATCAAAATCTAATTTTGCAGTTTGTGGTTTAATATCTTTTAACGAAGCAATATATATTCACTATTCTTTTACTGATAATGGATCTCAAAACAAATTAGTCAAATACACTTGTACTTCTGTAGGGTCAGTTCTGGAAGGAACACCAGTAGATATAAGCACATCAGGTCTTTGCGTAACATCTTTTATGACAGTTGCAAATAATCAATTATACATACTTGCAAAAAATCTTGGATTATTTAAAGTAACAACCAACCCAGATCCAACTATAGCCGACAGTGTTGCATCTATGTCTATATCGGGAATCACAATAGGAGATGCTACTGGACTAACAAGTATTGTGCAAACCAATAGGTTAAGTGCAAACGGATCTACAAGTTTAACAGATGTAAATCATGAATATTTAGTGGTTGTAACAACAAATAGCAGTTTAACAACCAATGTGTATACATTAGATATTTTATCTTCAGAAACAAGTTTTACTGCTTTTGCTTCACCTATATCAACTGCTTCTGTTCAAAATGTTACTAAAATGGATTTTGGCGAAAATACAAACAGATCAGAGTCGATTGTTTTGTATTATATCGGTGCAAGTGATAGAAGATATATACAGTATTCTTCGCACACAGATTCAACAATTATATCCTCTTTAACAAATGATGTAGACAGCACTACATTCCCAATTACGTTAGATATTACCTTTATTGACAATGCTATGAATGTACCATCGGGAGAAAAATATCTTATTGTAGGTACAGATAATATTGACACAGTTAATCCCAATGTCTCTGGTAAGCTATTTAGGGTCGATAGTAATAAAAATTCAGAACTAATGATTTATCCTGGAGACACAACAGGAAAACAAAATTGGAGCCCTTCTTGCTTTGCCGATTGTGCAACACCACAAAACTTTTTTACTTATGCAAAAGCATGGATTGGTGTGTATGGAACGGAAGCAGAAGCCAGTAATAACTCTGATAGTGCAGATGTATATAAAATGTCGGATATTGGCTGGTTTAGCAACTCTTGGAATGGGTCAGGAGATTGTGAGTATCGTTGGATTGATATAATGGATTCTTATAGTATAGCAGAAATCGACACCAGCAATGTTTCATCGGTCCCTGACATATATCATAAAGCAGAACGCAACCCGATTGTACCCAGTGGAGACAACATACGTTTTATACCAGGAGCAGTTGGTAAAATATCAAATACAGAAGCAAAAGGAATCTGGTTAGGTTACATCAATCGTAGCTTATTTAATGGTTTAGTATCAGCAGATCCTAACTGGTTTATCTATGCAAACAAATTAAACAATCCGTTTAGTTTTACAGATACAAGACTATATAATACTGGAGATACACTGCGACCTGGTGGCACAGTAAAGTATAATTTGACTGCTGTATATGATGGGTTACAGGAATCATTATTTGATAAAAATAAAGAAATTGTTTTATCGGATTCAGATATAAATAAAAAAATTATTGAGTTAAGTATTGAGTTCGATGCAAGTGCCTTGAACAAACGTATTACAGGTGTAAATGTTTACAGAGCAACCGAGTTTTCCAATACAACCAGCTTTGATGGGTATAGTAATTATCAGTTGATTGGCCACATGACTTTTGTAGACTCACAAACAGCGTTACCTACAGCTACATCAGATGTTATAACAAGGCTTCATGCTTTTGGTGAACACGTTATTTTTATAAAAAGCACAGAGGATTTAAGAAGTTTTGATGGAGAAGGTGTTTTTGGAGGTAATGATTTTGCTTTAGAAGTAGACAATGGTTTTGATGGCATTGACGTAATGGATACTTGGAGGGGTGCAAAAGAAACATCGTCTCAAAACAGAGGAGATGCTTTTCTTGTTTTCCATTCACTTTTAGCAAGGCAAATGAATGCTCATCAAACTTGCATCGTTTTGTCAAGCCTTACAACAGATAATACAATAGAAAGCGGAGACAAAATTCAAATTGAGGATGAATCTATAACAATAAATGATACATCCATATCATCCTCTGAATTTGCAACAGCAAAAACAGGTGTTGGAGTTACAAATTCTTTATATCAAACATCTGGTTCAGAAGAAGGCGTAACCTATCCTGCTTGGAGACTACAAACAATTACAGATACATCAGTAAGTCCAGAGACTGCATTGGATGCAACACCTTTTATTGTGCAAGGAGATGTATTGCGAACTTCTGATACTAATGCAACTACAGAAACATTAACAGTGCTAAAAGTAACATCAACTTTTATATTTGCTTCTTCAAGTGCTACGACAATGGGAAGTCCAGGGCAAAATTCTTACACCACAAACTATGATTTATGTTTTCTTGGTTTAGCATCTGGAGCATTATGTGCTGTTTCAAGAGGTCAACTACCTATAACGCATAATGTTGATGTCTCTCCCTCTGTGCTTACAACTGCTACTAATCACAATGTAAACACCAATGTAGTTTTAAGAGCAGAAAGTATACCTCGATCTTTTTCCCAGGCACGATTGGATAGTAATGCTGATATGAGTAATAATTATTTAGATGATGGTACAATGGTAGGAAGTGATTGGAAGATAAAAAAGAAAGTAGGTGGAGATTATGAGACTAAAAAATCTTCTTCGTCAGGAGGGGCTTTTGGAGGTCCCAATATTGCTTTTTTATATTTTTATACACCTGATGACATTACAGGAACATTGGGAACCGACACAACAGGAAATACATTAACAGTTGGCTCGTTAGCAGGGTCGGTGTTGATTACAAGCTATACAAATGAAGCAAGTACAACCGAATCTAATCGAAAAGCATTTTTAATAGAAAATAACAGTGTCTATGAACCCACATTAGGTGGATGTTGGGTAAAGTTAAATAAAGAACATGGTTCAAATGTGCAAAGAGAATCAGGAAAAGTATTTGAAAATGTAAGAATGTTAAGTGGATTTAAGCGTACCAATGCCCAGGGTGCAACGACACCAGGAATGGCATTTGAGACAGTATCAGGAACTACAGTACGAATTGTATGCCAGGATTTTAGATTAGAAGATTTAGGAGAAACGGATATACAAACAGTGTATTCTAACAGGGTCAATGGACAATATGCTGTAAAACTAAAAGGAAGATTGTTTTTAGGTAACCTGGTGCTTAATCCAGATGATAAACAGGAAGAGCATCACGACTGGATAGCATACAGTGAGTTGCATCAATACGACAATAGGCCTGTATCCAATGTTATTGCATTAGATGACAGGGAAGGTGGCGAAGTAACAGGGTTAGCTGTGCTGTTTGGTCGATTGGTTATTTTTAAGCCACAAGCATTTTTTATTATGAATGTACCTAACCCAGCAAACCCAGAAAGCTGGTCGGTAGTAGAAAGTAAACACAATATAGGAAACATAGCACCTGAAGGTGTTGTAGAAATACATGATCATATATACTTTGTTTTTCATGATGGTATTTACTCTATAACATCTAATATGGTTGCCAGTAGCACAGCAACGCCAAGTGTAATGGAAAAAATAACATTACCGATTGAAGATCAGTTTTTACTCGCTACAAGCAAGAAAGATATAAAAGGCATATATGACCAAGACCATAGCGAAGTTCTCTACACCTGGACCATAGGAAGCCCTGCTACACAAGTTGTGTGGGCATATCATGTGGTGTTAAAGACCTGGAGAAAAGTAGAAACAACAACGAATCTGGATATTTTGGCATATGGAGAAAACAGCTATCCGATAGCCTGGGATAATACCGATTCGGATATAAAGAAATTTGATGTAGATGAAGCAGTAGGTGTGGCCTGGAAAAGTAAAACATTTCGTATGGATTTAGATAAAAAAAGATTGATTCGTTATGGAATGATACAGTTTACAGGCACAGATACTTTGACAGTAAACCTATACCTGGATGGATCTGGCTCTGCATCCTTTACCAAAACGATTACAGCCGATGGTGGCGTAAACAGGTTTCCGATCAAACGATACGGAAAGAAATTTGAAATAGAACTAACCACTCCATCGAGTACAAATGCATTTTCGGTGGAACGAATGAGAATAGAAACGGAGTAAGTTATGGATCCCATGACCATGATGATGATAGCCCAGGGCGTTGCAAAAGCAGGAAAAGCTGGGTCAAGATTATTACAACCTAAATTTCAAAACACCAGGTTTGGTAGATTGCTACGCAACAGAAGAGAGCAAGGCAACCTAACACCAGGCCAGGAAATGAATGTATTAGGTAGAACCGCAACAACAGCCACAAAACAGGCCAATCTTGCAAACAGACGATACATGGGTAACATGATCAACAGAGGGTTACAGGGTAGCGTATCAGCACAGCGTGGCATGAGAGAAGCTGAAGCAGATGTACGCAGAACAGTAGCCGATACAGGAAGGCGTATTTTTGACAGCGAAGAACGAGCAAAATCATCAGCCAGAGAAAACTATGCCAGAGCAATGGATAAAGACAAATCAGAACGTAGACAGGCATTAATAGGAACTGTAGGGGCAATAGGTGAAACTGCATTAAAAGCAGGAGCACAAGAATATGGTGCAAGAAAAAGTCAAACTCCTGATGCAATTACACAAAGATTAATTAAAGAAGGAAGATCAGCAACAGATATTTTAGGTATCTTAAAATTATTACAAGAATCAGGAGAGGATATTGATTTAGAAAATCCTGAAAAAGATATTTTAGATATATTATCTAAAGTTAAAAGCAATCGTTTTGATCCAAACACAGGGCAGAGACTGGTTTTCGATCCATCGACAGGACAAAGGATTAGGAGATAGTAAATGGCAAAGCAATCTTTAAATCAACTTATAGCAAAATTTGAAAGATTAGCAAAGGAGGAACAAAAAGCTAACTTTGCAAAAGCATCAGCAAAACAAAAAAAGAAAACACCTGAACAAATGTTAGCTGAAGAAATACAAAAAATAACTATTAAAAATAAAGCTAAAGAAGCAACTGCTAAACCCTCAACCAGGCAAGAGTTGACAGCACAACGCACAAAACAATTAAAAACCAGGCGAGAATTACAGGAAGAAAAAAGAAAATCAACTCCATCAGAGGATATTTTACGATTTGGTAAAAAAAGACAAGAGTTTAGAAACCTTGCCTACAAAACATCAGCAGTACAAAGAAAAGAAGATGGAGAAAACGTAGTAGATCAAGAAGGAAAACCTGTAAGGGATTTAGTATTTACAGAAATACCAGGAAATGAGTTATTTAAAGAACAAGCCCAGGCATATGGAGATAGTTTAAAATTAGCAGGATTAGCACAGCAATATGGGGCACGAACTCCTGATATAAGAAAAATTGATAGCAATCGAAAAGAAATAGAAGAAGAACGAACTCGTATTGCTCGTGAAAAATATAAGCAATTAACGACACAGAAACTGCCTCTGCGACCTGGAGCAGATGGAACATATTCACAAGTTACAGATCAGGAAAAAATGAACATGGCAAACGATATTGCAAACGAAGAATTAGTTAAAAAATATGGCAAAGGAATTCTCCCATTATTAACAGCATTGAAAAATAGATAATGGCAGATCCCTTTAACCCACAACCACAGCGTAATACTTTAGACGATATTCTGGACCAGGCATTTAATGACCTGGAACTGGAACGACAACGACAGGAAAACATTATCAATGCTCCTGATCCTGCACAACGATTAGGTGAAATCCAAAAGGTAGAAAAACAGGTAGAGAATGAAGTACCTGAAGTACAGGAAGCTGTAACGCAAAATGCATACAGAGATACCAGTTACTTTACAGGCAGACCATTTTCATCTCAACAACCTCAAAAACAACCCGTACAGCAACCATTAGTCAAACCTGGATTGCAACCAGGTGAAACCAATCAGTGGACAGGATTTATAAATGCAATTAAATCAGGGTATAAACAAGGACAACTGGCACGAAATGTTATTAAGATGGAAGGTGGGTTAGATGCAGAAAATCGACTAAAAGAAATCGCATCTTTACAGGCTGAAATAAGAGGAATACCAAGATCCAAAGCCTATAATGAGTTTAATAAAGCAGAAACATTTGGGAAAGCACTAAAAACATTAGCAGTAGATCCCGTAGAAATAACCAGTCAATTGGTTGCAGAATCAATGGCCTCATTTTTACCGACACAAATTGCAGGAGCAATGACAGGTGCAGGGATAGGTGCAGGAGTAGGGTCAATTGTACCTGGGTTAGGTACATTAGCAGGAGCAACTTCAGGTGCATTGTATGGAGGTATTACTTCTGCTGGTTTGACTTCTCTTGGTTTGGAATACAGTGGAAAAATGTTAGAAGTCATGGGTGAGTTAGGCGTAAATGTTGAAGATCCAGATGATTTGGCAAGAGGGTTTTCTGATCAAAAAATAATGTCAGAAGCAAGAAAGTTGGGACTTCGTAAAGGTGTACCTATTGCCATATTTGATTTAGTCAGTGCTGGTGTTGCTGGTCGTTTTATGAAGCCAGGAAAATCATTAGCAAGTAAAGCCATCCAGGGATCGAAAGAAGTAGGAACACAGGCAGTATTAGGATCGGCTGGTGAAGCAACAGGACAGGTAAGTGCAGGAGAAGAGATACAGCCATCAGCGATTATTGCTGAAGGTATAGCTGAAATAGGACAATCTGCTCCATCGGGTGCGACTCGGTTAGCAACACAAAAATTTAAACAAGATAGAATTAGAAATGCGAGAGCAAAAGGTTTAGATGCATTAGAAACAGGCCAGTTAAAACAACTCTCTAATCAGGATATAAACAATTTTGTAAAGGCTGTTACAAAAGATGAAGCAATGGAACTTGGTATCAGCCAGGAAACAGGTGAAATAGAGCCACAATCTGATTTAGGAAAAGAAGTTATTCGCAGAAATCTGGATATGGAAAAGTTTCCAGAAACAGAAGCAGAGTTTCGTGAGGCTACTGCCAGAGCAAACATCAAAGAACAGCAAATAGAAGGCAAAGATTTTGTTGGAAAGATGATAGAAAAAGCACAAGAAGAGTCTGGCGTAACTATAGAAAGAGAATACCTGGACCGAACACTGGCTGACGAAGTAGAGCAAGAAGAATTATCCAATGATCGAGTAGCAGAAATTTTAAACGAACATGGATTGGAAGAAACATTAGATCCTAAAGAAATCATGGTTACAGGGCGTACATCTGGCCATGTCGTACGTTTATCTACAGCAGGAACAGAACAACGATTAGCAGATGAATTTGTTGCTGTAAACGAAGAGATGGCTGAAGTTTACTACAATGCAGAATCATCTAATATAGGAGAGCAAGAATTTGAAGCTATTATTTCAGAAGATAGAAAAAATTTCTACGAAGCCACAGGAGAAACAAGCAAAGGAGAATCCAACAAAGAATGGTTCAGTTCAGTGGCAGTACGGTTTGCGACTCAAGGAAACGTCCACGAATCCATCGGAGCAAGACTCAAAGATGTTTTTAATCGATTCATTGCACAGGCTCGAAAACTTCTCAAAGATTCCTTTCAACTCCGAAAAGCTATCCGAGAAGGCAAAGTAAGCGACTCTTTAATTACCAAGTTAGAAGAAGCTACAGATTTTAAAAAAGTAGGACAAAAGGTAGAACAAGCTAAACTATCTAAATCCAAAAGAGATCCTGATGGTGGGGCAAGTTATAGAATTACAGAAGTAGGAGAAGTCAATCCTACAGGTGTTTTTCTGATTGGTGCAGATATGGTAGCCAGAGATTTAGATGGCAAACTGGATCCTTTTGGTTTGCGATATACAGAAAACTATAATGGGTTTGCATTGTCAAAAGCTGGTGCTACAAAGTTAGTTAATCGGGGAAAAGAAGGTTTTAACACTGTAGCAGTTATTGCATATGATCAAATTAAAGGAAGTCAGGAAGCCAATCCCTCTTTTCAAAATAGAGTAAAGGAAGAATTAGCAAAATCGGTTGGTAAACGAAGAGTAAACAAACTACTTAAAGACAACGATAACGATGTAAAAAAGGTAGCAGGAATCGTTAATAAAGAGATTCAAGAGTTTAATCAGAAGAAACCTAAAGCAAAAAAGAAACCTAAAATTAATTTAACTCAAATTGCTTTGGATAATGCAGAGCCAGATGCTTCACAGTTGAGAAGAAAAATTGTCTATGTGGGTACATTAAAAGAAATACGAACAGGTAAAGATAGATTTAGAAAGCATGAAGTTTATCCTGCTGAACAAATCTTTGACAACTTGGTAGAGTTAAAAGAGCCTATACCGATTGATAATTTAATAGAAGAATTGCCTGAATCTGATATGCGTAAGAAAAATTGGGGTATGATGGTAACTCAAACCAATTTTCTAATGACAACAGACGAAAGTAAAATTGCAAAAGAATTAGTAGAAATGGCTCAAACTGGCAAAGATGTATTTACAGGGACACCTAACCCAGACTTTCAGTTTTTTAGCCGAGAAACCGAAGATACAACCCCAGAACAAGCAGTACAAAGAGCAGGGGGAGAAAGACAGTTTAAGGCCAGACAGTTTGTATCGCAATTAGATGAAGAATTAGGATTAGGTACAGCAACCAGAAGTACAGTTGGTTTTACAGAAGAATACGGTGATGAACCAGCATTGGTAAGTAGGTTTTTTGGAAAACAAGATAAAGACTTGTTAACATATCGTGGGGCTTTAGCTGGGCTGATGTTCGATCAAATAGATGTTACAAATTTTATAGGAAGCGAAGATGGTCCTCATTCCTTGTTAAAAATAACAATTGATCAAACTGATTTAATAGATTTAAAACAAGTAATGCAAAACAATGGAATCCCAAACAAAACAATAAGAATCAGAGGTAATCAGCAAGATATTTTATTGTGGGATATGGGAGATATAAATAATAAATTAGTTAACGCTATAGCGGATAAATACAATGCAAAAGAATACACAAAACAAAAAGGCGAGTTCCAATTCCTTACAAATGAGTCCGACCGCAAAGAGGCTCGAAAAAGATTTATTGGAATTATCCAAGACTACCAAAGTAAGACCAACTCTGGTATCCCAAAAGCAGTCTCCAAGTTTTTACCAGATTTCTACAAACGTAAAGCAGACAGAGAACGACTCCTAAAACAACTTAAGGCTAAACCCAAGCCTTCTTATAGATTAAGTTCTACAGACGATGTCCTAAAATCCCCTTCCTTTAAAAAATGGTTTAAAGGATCTCAAGTAAAAGATAAAGATGGCAATCCCCTGGTTGTGTATCATGGGACAAAAACAGAAGGTGGGTTTGAAGAGTTTACATCCAAATTATCACCAAGAAATCAAAAGGGTAATCAATTTTATTTTTCTGATAGAGCAGGAATTGCCAGTATGTATGCAAAATCAAGGTTTGGGGGTAGGGATGGCTCTATTATGCCAGTTTATTTATCATTACAAAACCCATTGATAATTGATGCTAATGGAGAACCCTGGTCAGGTTCTTATGTATCAATGAAAATGGAATCAATAACAAAAGACCACGATGGTATAATAATTAAAAATGTCGAAGATGTTGGTGGTATACAAAATCAATATGTAGCATTTGAACCTACTCAAATTAAATCTGTATTTAACAAAGGTACATTTAACCCACAGGATCCCAGAATATCATTTAGGTTATCTCCTGAAAATTTAGTCACACCTTTAGCAGAGTTATATCAAAATCAAAAAGGGTCAAAAAAAGAATATACAAAGCAAGATTTTGAAATAGACCTTGTACAGTTAGGATACCCAGAAGATGCTATAAAAACAGCTATGGATTTGTTTGGTATTATCCGAATTAAGCAGATAGCAACCGATGATCCTACTCCAATAGAAAAAGAATTAAAAAAGATTCAAGACATGAATATTACCAGGTCTAATCTTAAAAACAGAATTATTAGAGCATATCGTTTAGGTGCAGTAGAAAAAGAAAAAGAAATAGCAAAACTGCAAAAGATTGTAACAAAATATGCCAGAGAAAATTTACCCAGGGGTATATACAGTAAGTCGGAGGTAACAGGATTACTTGCTAAAGTCAGAGATGCTAAACGGGCCAAGCAAATGCTGGAAGCATTAGAAAGAATTAACAGGGTTGTAGACAAAGTAAACAAACGTACTGCTCTTGCAAAATGGAATAAAACAATTAAGAAAAAAGCAAAGATAAAAAAAGTAAATGGTATTCCAAGAGGTCAAGTAGGTGCAGATGTACAGGACATTGTAAGTGAAATAAACAAAGTGTACAAGCTATCTGTTGCTGATACAGAAAGTAAGATAGAGTTATTGATGGAAATGATTGATAACAATGGAGAGCCTACAGATCAACAATCGTTAGATTTAAATATATTGATGACCTATGGTGCTATAAAAGATAAAACGACAGAAGATATTGCCAGGGCCACAGAACAATTTGATAGTTTGGTAGAGCAAGGTCGTATGCAAGTATTAGAAGATAGAGAAGCATATAAGACCAGGATGAAAGAAATATCAGATCAGATATTAGACATTATTACAGGAGGAGCAGGACCACAAACCCAGGCAGGGGTACAACAATTAAAACCAAAAGAAATGGGTGCAATACGAGAAGCACTATCTGAAATTGATAATAGAAGTCAATCTATGGAATACTTATTTGATAAGTTGTCCAGGTTGGATAAAACATCAAAACCGTTACAGTCTTTAATTAATCAATATTTTATGCCACAGATTCGCCAGGCAAAACTTGCAGAGTTTAATGGCATGAGAGAAATGACAACCTTATTAAAAGATAAAGCATCCGAGATATACAAACTTAAAGGCAGAAAACTTAAAAACAGAATCAATCAAAATAACATAGATACAATTACTTTACGTCACAACGATGGTAAGATAGGCGATATAAAAGGGCCAATGATTACCAGTGAACTAACCTACAATCAAGCCTATAAAAAATGGATGGAACTACAGGATTCTACATTGCATCCTACGTTTGAAAAAATGGGTTGGGATGTAATGAAAACGCAACGCCAGATAGAAGAACAGTTGCCAAAAGAAGTTTTGGATTGGGCAAAATGGCAACTAAATGAGTTCTATCCAATGTACTATCAAAGAGTAAACAAAGTATTTAGACAACGATTCTATGTAAACTTACCGTTCAACCCTGTGTACTCTCCTATCAAACGAAGCATAGGATCTAAAGGGGATGAAGGTGATCCAACTTTTGACAAGAAAAAAACACCTTTTGGGTCTGTTCAAAATGGTTCGTTAAAGTCTCGTGTTAGCAATGTAGAAGAATTATTGTGGGTTGATGGTGACACTATTATGCTTCAGCACATTACAGAAATGGAACATTTTATTGCCTACACAAACGTAATGAGAGAACTGCGAACTGTATTTAGCAATCGTAATATTAGTAGATCGATTGTTGATTTTCATGGAAAGCCTATTAGCAGAGTGTTAAATAAATTTATGGATGATTTGGCCAGGGGTGGTATAGACCGAAGTCAAAGCGTAGGATTTTTAGATGTATTACGAGCAAATTTTAGTCGTGCAGTTATTGGATTGAATCCTGTTGTATTCCTAAAACAGTTGGCATCTATACCAGCATATGCAAGTGATATTCCTATTGCAGATTGGACCAAAAACTTTTTTTCATTAGCCAATCCTATTGAAGCAAGAAAGATGTTAAAAACATTAAGTAAATCAAATATGTTGGATATGAGATACGAAGCTGGTATGGAAAGAGATATTGCTCTTGCGATGCGACAAATAAAACCAGGCAACAGATTAACAGGTACAGACTTGTTAAACAATGTAGCGTATGCATTAACAAAATTTGGTGATAAAACTGCAATATACATGGGAGGGTATCCTTTGTATAAGTATGAATATAAAAAGGCGATTAAGGCAGGAAAAACAAAGGCAGAAGCAGAAGCAATTGCTATGAAGAAATTTGAATCAAGCACTTTACGAGCCCAGCAGTCAGGAGAGTTGGAAGATTTATCAGACATACAACGAGGTGGTTCGTTTGCTAAACTGTTTACAATGTTTATGACATCTCCAAATCAATATTACAGAATGTGGATGAGTGGGTATAGAAACCTTATGGCAGGAAGAGGAACAATATCAGAAAATGTTCGTAAAATATTTATTTCTCAATTTGTATTGCCTTCGTTGTTTACCTGGATTTCTAATGGTTTCGAATTTGATGAGGAAGATCAAATATTATCAGTAGTGCTTTCTCCTTTTTATGGTATTATGTTTTTTGGTCAAGGCATAGAAACTATTGTACAGACATTAGGTGGCAAACGGTATGGTAAAGCAGGAGAAATATCTATATTAGATCCATTTAATGATGCGAATAAATCATTAGGTAGAATGAGACAAATCTATTTAGGTAAAAAAGATTTAGATACAGAAAACACCTGGTATATTATTAATAATTTTTTACTTGCAATTACCAAAGCATTAGGGTTGCCATATGCTGGTATTAAAAGAACTTTTTTTGGTGCAATAAAAGTTGCAAAAGGTGAGGCAGAAAAACCATTTAGAGAAGCAATAGGCTTTACGTTTGATGAGAAAAAATCTAAAAAGCAATCACAAAAAAAAGTAGTCATACAACCTAAAATAAATTATTAAAATAAATTTGCCTTTGGTTGCTACACCTTTGGAAATTTAAATACTCCTGTTGCCCTGGGAATCATAACCTGGGGCTTTTTTTATCCCCACAGTAAAGAGCATTCTTTAAAAGGAGATTAGCACAAATGGCAAGTGGCTCGTCAATATCAACCGTAAAAGGTTTAGGATCAGCAAACAAAGCAGTTGTACATACAGGTACAGGTACGTTTGCACAACCAAAAGGCATATACATAGGCGTATCTGACGATTATAAGTTTACGTTAGATGGCACAGCAGTAACCTTTAAAAACTGTAATGCTGGTTCTTTCTTACCGATTAGACCAACCAAAGCAACCACCACTGGAGATGCAACTGTAGACAGTGGTGATATTATCTTACTTTATTAATTATGATTCAGTTTGGAGTCAATTTCGCCAGATCTTGTTTACAAGTATTGGAAGGACTTGTAGGTGGCTGGGCTCTTATTGTATCGAATTGGGAGGATTTAGATACTCCCTGGGATGAATTAGACTAAAGGAATATTATGGCAAGTTTATCAGGCGTAAGCGTAGCGAGTAGTTATACCTCGCTTTTAAAATTAAATGGCAATACAGATACATTAGTAGATGGAGCAAGTGGGGCAGGAATACAAGTAGTAGATGGAGATGGAACAGGATCTCCACTTTATTTGAATACAGATAGATTAGGTGTGGGTGTAGCACCTTCACATGAACTTACTGTAAATAATCAGATAGGTATAAAGAGAGATGGTGTAGATACATTTGCTACTATGACTTTTAATGGTTCTGGGTTTACTTTGGATACTTCTGCAAGTTCGATAACTCCATTAACTGTAAAATCTGGAGGTGCTTTTTTAGCCAGAATTACAGGAGATGGAGCTTTAGGTATTGGTGCGAGTCCAAGTGCTGTTTTGCATTTGTTTAGAAATAGCACAGATACTAATCTATTAATAGAGTGTACTCATTCTGTTTCAAGTGCATCTATTGATTTAAGGTCAGCTACAGATAGAGATTCTACTGTAATGTTTCGTGAAGGCTCAACTTTGAAAGCACAGGTACTACATGATGCAAGTGCAGATTCTCTTGTATTAACAGATGGAGCTAATTCAAATACTGTTTTTATAAAGTCAGAAAATGTTTTAATTGGGACTACCAACACATACGGAAGATTTTATGTTCAAAATGATGTAGTAGACCAAACTGGTTTACTAATAAAACACGCTCCAGCAAGTACATCAACTGCAAGTGTAGGTAACATTTCAGCAGACAACTCAAATGCTACTGCTACAAATGGAGTGCTAAGAGTACACCATGAAGACCCACCAGCAAATGTAAAGATGATTCAAGTAGATACTACAGCAAGTAATACAGTTAAGTTTTCTGTAGATGAAGATGGAGATGGTTATTTTGCTGGTTCGCTTGGTATTGGAATGACACCAACAGAGTTTGTTGATATTGAAAAAAGTGATAATACTCACAGAGCTTTGCAATTTACAAATACACATAATGGAACAGTAGCATCTGGAGGTTTTAAAGCAACTTCTAATGCTGGAACTTTATATATGAGAGCAATTTCTTCCGGTTTTTCTACATCTGGTCGCAACGTAGCTGGTACTAATCAAATATTAAGTACAGCAACCAATGGTCTCGTTGTTGCATCTACTGCTGATATTCAATTATGGACAAGTACCACTAAAAAAATGGTAATTGACGACAACTCCAGAATCTCGCTATCTAATAATGATGGTGGTACATCTAATACAATTTTTGGAAAATCATCATCAACAAGTATGTCTGGTAGTCAACAAAATGTTGCATTTGGCGAAGGTACTTTAGCGGGAACTGACGATGGTATAGGTAATGTAGCATTAGGTTTTTCCTGTATGAATGTTGGAAATGCTGGTAATTATAATGTAGGTGTAGGAAATCAAGCATTAACTAATGTTACTGGAAATAATAATATTGCTATAGGATTTCAATCATCAGATGCTGTGACATCAGGCTCTGCGAATGTAGCAATCGGAACATCATCTCTTGGAGCAAATACAGCTACTCATAATAATGTAGCAGTTGGAACAAGTGTCTTACAGTCACTTGAAGCATCATCACAAAATACTGCTATTGGTTCAAGTGCGATGTCATCAATAGGTACTGGTGCAAGTGGTTTAGGAAATTGTGTAGCAATAGGTTATCAAGCATTTCAGGGTGGTGTTAATACAGATACAGGGGCAAATGGTACAGTTGCTATAGGAATGAATGCTCTTACAGCATTGACTACTGGTTCTGGTAATACAGCAGTAGGTTATTTATCATTACAATCTGTTGATGATGGGAGTAAATGTACAGCAGTAGGATTTCAAGCTGGAAACACAACAGAAGGAGCTACTAAATCCACTTTTATTGGATATGATACGGAAGGTAGTGGGGCAAATGTAAACAATGAAACTGTTATAGGTTCTGATGCTGTAGGACAAGGAGCAAATTCAGTTGTACTTGGTAATGCAGATGTAACTGCTGTGTATATGGCACAAGATAGTGGTGCTAAAGTTCATATGGGTGATTTTCACTTGCAAAATTCTACATCTTTTACTTTTAATGACAACGCTTCACATGAGCTTTGTTCTTTTGAGGCAAGATATACAGACAGTCCAACAGGAACAACAGGGGCTCATATAGCTTTTAGATCTTCAGCAGATGATTTTACTTCTGGAACTGAAACTGCTCGTATTGCAAATATTGGAACTTCTGGAAATATAAGCTCTAATCATAGCTCTTCTTTAGAGTTTCATGTTATAAGCGCTCACACCATGACAAAGACTCTTACAGTAGGAAGTAGTGATGGTAACGACAGGGTGCAGTTGCATAAAGGTAGGTTACAATTCCCAGATTCTCAAAATGCAGATTCAGATGCTCATACTCTGGATGACTACGAAGAAGGCACTTGGACACCGATAGTAAAAGATTTTCAAGGAACTCCTGTAGCATTTACTGCTGGTTCTGGCAATGCTGGGACATATACAAAAGTAGGTAGGATGGTTACTTGCAATGCTCTTTGCGTAACATCGGCAGACAATAGTGCAAGTGGGTTTGTAGCAATACATGGATTACCTTTTGCTCCAGCAAGTGGAAATAGAACTGCTGTTACTTTTGGGAATTATGAAAATTTAGCAATTACTGCTGGACACTCTATAAATGGTAATATTTATGACACTAATCAATTTATAGGTTTATATGTAGCAGATGCAACTGGTGGAAGTACCAATATGAGCGTGGCAGAATGGTCACCAGATGGAAGAGCGTATCTTTCAGTAACATACTTTACAGATTAATTGGATAATTAATTGGAAACAACAAGGAGTTAAAATGGCTTTATCAAAAGTAGAAAAAGATGATTATGAAGTAAGAGGCGAGTACAAGCATATCAATGTTCGTACTAAAACATCCATCATGGAAGATGGTTCAGAAATCTCTTACAAGTATCATAGAAAAGTATTAACACCAGATATGGATGTATCTGAAGAGTCAGCAGAAATACAGGCTTTGGCTGGTGCAATATGGACAGATGAAGTAAAGAAAGCATGGGCGGATAAACAAGCTGAAGAAGTTTAACAAATAAGGAGTCTCATAATGAATTGGGCAAAATACGCTGATAAAAAAGGCAAGACAGCCGATTTTAAAAGCAAAGAAAGAGTAGTTCAAGAAGCTATTAGTGAAGTGAAAGATGAAGATGGCAAAGTTGTACGTCAAGCAGTAGCAGAAAAGAAAGAAGCATATATTGCTATGGTAGAAAAAAGATGGAATGCTGAAAGTGGTGAAGTATTAGCAGATAGTGAAAGAGAATGGTCTTTACCACAATTAGAATCTGAAAAAGCAAGATATGATGCTGATATGGCAAGAGCAAAAGCACAATCTGATGGATTAGCAACAGCAATAGAAGATTTCAAGAAACTTTAATTAATAACGATTAGGAGTTACAAGTGGCAAAAAAGAAAGAAGAGCCTAAAGTAAACATACTCGGCAAAGAGTATACACAAAAAGACATAGATGCTATGTCACCAGAAGCAAAGGCAATGCTGTCGCATAGACAGGATCTTATGAATAAAATAGAGAGGGCAAATTTTAACTTGGTTCAAATGCAATTTGGATTAAAAGCCTTTGAGGATGGATTGAGAGAACAGGGTTTAGGTGAAAAACCAAGTCAAGAAACTAAATAACGGGGATTTTATCGTACTACATGAAAATACCAGCAGTTCTTTTAACATTCCTGTTACTTACAAGTTGCACAGGCCAGGGATGGATCGTAGGAAATATCCCAATCACACCATCGGATTCTGTTTCAAATACGGTATTTACAGAGATTATGGATGTTGATTCAGTTACTCATTGGTATCATGGTTACGTTTATAGTGATGTCAACTATTGCTATAAGCATGATCGACTCGAAGAGATCAAAGTCCAGTGAGTGAACAGCAAGAATCCAGAATACGAGAACAGGCCCTATTAATGATAGCAAGAAATCCAGGTAAACATTACATAACCAAGCGAGTTTTAAAACGATTTGCTGATTGCCTTAAAGGATAAATATGGATCCTGTATTTTTATTAGAAAGTTGGGGCACATTAGGAGCCACAGGGGTTATCAGTTTACTTTTTGGTTTTATGATTACAAATTTAATAAAGTCACAAAAACACCAGGATGGAGAGTTAGAAGCCATTAGAGAAATATTGAGCAAGACTTCAGAAGTTATATCAAATAGTCAATCGATTATTTTAAAACTTGTAGACAGGATTCAAAGAGAATCAGAGCAACAATCGGATGAACGTAATCGCCGTCACGAGGCTGTACTTCGTGAGATCGACGATTTAAGTGACAAGGTCTCATATTTATCTGGTCGTATCAATGGATCAGGAAAATAATGGATAGTATAAAAGTAACCAGTATTAGCTTTGCCAATTACGGTGTGTACCTGGCTGAAATAAATTTGTTGCTACAGTGTATTGTAGCAGTAATGAGTATTATTTATTTAGGAATCAAAATAAAAGGAAAAACCCATGAGAAGAATCCTTAAAAAATACAAGAAGTTCATATTTAAGTATGTGTTTGATATTGTTGTAAAGCATATACAATCTCCAGAAGTAGAGGAACAAGTCGCAAAGGCTCTTGTATCTAAATTGCCAAAAGCATTAAAAGAAAAGGTAACTGATAAGCAAAGCGTATCCATGGCTGTTGCTTCTATCGATGCTGTGACCGATAAAATTGCAGAATCTTTAGGCTATCCTGCTGACTAAAGTTTTTTTTAACAACAACAAGGAGACACCCAATGCCAGAATACGACAATAGCGGTGTTCTTTTCGTAAATGATCGGAAAGAAAAAGAAAACCAACCTGACTACACAGGCAATGTAGTTATCAATGGTAGTAAGAAACGATTAGCTGGATGGAAAAAGACATCCAAGTCTGACCCCAGTATGAATTTCTTATCATTAAGTATAAGTGATTACCAGGAACAGTCAAACCAGCAATCAATCCAAGAAGATGACGATACGCCATTCTAATGACGTTTGATGAAATTATAGATAGAGTAATAGAGTCAGAAGGGGGATCCAAGATAACAAAGGATCCCCATGACCCTGGTGGAACTACAAAGTTTGGTATAAGTCAAAGAGCATATCCAGGTGAGGACATTGAAAACCTTACCAGGAAAGATGCAGAAGAATTATACTATAATGACTACTGGGTTCCATCTAAAGCAGGACAAGTACCAGCACAGATACGAGAAATCTATTTTGATATGGTTGTAAACTTTGGTCGCAGAGGTGCAGTCAAAGTATTGCAGAAAGCCTGTAATGGTAAAAATACATACGATATAGATGTAGATGGAGGTATTGGACCAGCAACTCTATCAGCCTGTAAAAACTTGGAACCAGAAAGATTACGAGCATACAGAGTATTGAAGTTTGCAAGTATTGTAATTAAAAAACCATCCCAGGAAAAATATTGGTTTGGCTGGTTTCGTAGAGCCCTTCATGTATAGTGTCACATATATAATGTGACATATCCCTGTAAGTTCACATATATATATAACAATGTGTGGCTACGGACCAGGAGGTTAGGGGTTCGAATCCTCTCGGGCGTACTTGACGAGAAACCCTTCTTTACGAGGGGTTTTTTGTTATATAAAGGTGTCTAAAGTTGTTAGGAGTTGTTAGAGGATGTGGTATTATAAATGTGACAAAAATGTGACAATTTATAATTGATTTATTATAGGCGATAATCTATCGACATTTATATGAACATATTGAGCAGTAATATCATCTGCTTTATGGCCAAGTAAACATTTGGTTTCCCATCTGGTTGCACCAAACTCTTCCAGGTGCGATGCAAACGAATGGCGAAGGGTGTGCAGATCACCATGCCCCAGGATCTTTTTTAATCGTTCTCTGCTGTTGCCAATAGATTGAGGTTTCATAATATTATATATATCCATTGTTTGCAGATCTTTGTGCATTGGAACGACTACAACCCTGG